GCTTCTTACTGTTGTCGTAAAATAAATCTACTGAGCCATTGCTATTACAAATAATAGAATCGTGAGCACCTGTAGCATGATCTCCTGCTCTAAGATAAATAGACTTAGCTCCTAAAGTCTCTATTTTTAAGTTACCTGTTGCAGCATTAGGTACTTCTATATAATTTGTATTTGAAGAATGGTAAATATTTAGATCTGAACCAGTACCAACCTTTAATCTCTTATCATCTCCTAAATGTATATGCTCACTAGATGTCCACGCATCAGTAGCATCTACCCAGTTAAACGTCTTATCTGTACCACCTTTAAGTGTAATACCACCACCATCAGCTGTTGTATCTGTTGGTGTTGCTACCTTACCTAATTCAAGGTTCTTATCATCAATGCTGACAGTAGTTGAGTTAAGTGTAGTAGTTGTACCATTTACAGTAAGATCACCCGATAGTGTCAGGTTAACTCCAGTAGCTGTACCTGTAAAAGCAGGTGAAGCTTTAGGTGCTTTAGTATCTGCATATGCTTTAACTGACTGCTGACTAGGAGGTCTAGTAGCACTATCAGTAGACATATCATCTTCATCAATAAGTGATAAAGTTTGATTATCTACATAAGCTTTAACTGATTGTTGACTTGGTACTTTAGTTGCACTGTTGGATACCATGTCATCTTGATCAAGTAGATCAGAAGATATGGCATAGTTATTAGCATTAGTTGCTATGGTATCGAGTTTTGCTCCATCAACAGAAAGGTCTCTACCATCAACTGTTTGACTACCAGAAAAGGTTATATTACCTGTAAACTGATCTCCAGACTTAGACACTAAGTTACCAGTAGCTGTTACACCACCTTGCCAAGCACTACCGTTATATACCTTTAACTCATTACCAGTCGTATCAAAGTAAAGATCACCTACATCTAAGCTAGAAGAAGGTGCAGAACTTGCTACACGATAACGATCTGCAAAGTTATTAACACTAGATATATTCGTAGCAACTGTTGAGATATTACTAGCTGCACCAGCTACTGTATTGATATTACTATTGTTATCAGCAACAGTATTGATATTAGTAGCGTTAGCGTTTACAGCTGAGATATTAGAAACATTAGGTGCTACAGCGTTGATGTTAGTTGCGTTACCAGCAACAGAAGTTATGTTTGCATTATTGTTCGCTACAGCATTGATATTTGTAGAGTTATTATTTACAGCATTGATGTTAGTTTCATTAGCTGCAACAGCATTAATATTACTAATATTATTTGAAACTGTAGTAATGCTAAGTGTACTTGGAGATAGTCGATGGAAATTATATGTATGAGTTGTACTTGTTGTTTCTAGAATTACACCATAGCCAGCTGTGAGGACTGTCGAACCACAACCATTAATAGTTACTGTAACTCCACTACCAGCTCCATCAGAAATAGTAACCACACCTCCACTTGGAGTGCGTGAGGAAGACATAGCCTTGATACTGATAAGAGTACCAGCACCATTGTTTATATCTGGGTTACTTGTTGGGAAGCTTGTTTCATTATCTATTGGTACAAAACCACCAACCTCTTCAACAAGGTCTGTAATCCTTGCATCAATAGCAGCTGTAGTAGCTATGTAGTTATCACTACCAGACCAATTATCACCTTGGCTAATTGTCTCACTACTATCTTGTCTAAAATATCTTGTGTCTAGTTGACCTGCATTAAGCTCAGCTTCAGTGTAGTATCTGTTATCTAGCTGACCTGCATTTAATTCAGTCTCTGTATAATACCTGTTATCTAATTGACCAGCATCTAGTTCTGTTTCTGTATAGTACTGGTTATTTAATTGTCCAGCATTTAACTCTGTCTCTGTGTAGTACCTACTATCAAAGTGACCACCATCTAAAGTAGTCTTTGTATAGTAACGATTATCAAGATCTGTTGACCCGACTGAGGTTACGTGACCCTGAGCAGTAATGGTAACATCCTGTAAAACAGTACCATTACTATTATTAATTGTTTGGTTAGCACCAGTTACGTTATGAGCGATTGTAGTAACACCACTTGATGTGGATTTACTTATATCTGTACCTGCTGCTATAGCACTATCAACACCTGCTGCATTCTGAGTATCTACATATGTTTTATTTGTAGCATCAGTACCAGCTGTAGGGGTTGCAAGGTTAGTTAGCTTATTATTACCCATACTTAGATTACCCTGCATAGGGCTAGTACCAAGTGAGTTCAAAGCATTGTTATCTACCTCTTGTGCTACATAGAGGATTTGGTCAAAGTCATTATTTAAGTCTTCCGCCTTAATTGCTGAACCAGGATAGAATGTAGCCTTCTTATTGTCGTTATCCGTATTCCTGTAAACGATGACTACAGCTCCGTTAGCGGGAGCTGCGTTCATCTGTACAGTTGTAGCGTTGGCGAGGGTAAATGCAGTTGTATCAGTACCGTCAACTTTAACCTTGACATCGGTACTAGCTAAATATGGGAATGTAAATGAAAAAAGAACGGTCGAGCCGTTCCCTGTGTATTGGTTTTGTGTAACAGCCATGTCGCTATAATTGGGAATATGGGTGGTTATTTAACTTTCATCTCTTTTTCAAATTGTTGTATCTCTGTCTGTAACTGCTCTTCTAATTGATAATCTCCTTTCTGACGTGCTTGATCTTGCAGACGTCCATACTTATGTAAGTAATCTAACTGCTGTGCTTTCTTATTATTAGCAAGTAGTAAGTTCCAGGCTTCCTGTTTGGCAGTTCTAAAGATTGCTCTTAATGCGTCACCATGTAGATTCTTACTTGGATCATATTGACGTCCCTCATTTCGATGTCTTTCCATAGTTAATATAGATTCAACAACCTGTTCATTTTTAAATAACTCTTCAAGTTGAGCTTCTATATTCTGTTGACCCATATAGAATTGGAACTTTGACTTAAGGTCTGGATGACCTTCTAAGTCTTGACCTTGTGGACCACTATTAAATGTCTGTTTGAAATTAATACCACTTCTAAACAACATCTCACGTGTTGGGTTTGTTCCTACATTTAGGTTTACAGGAATAATCCCATTAACTAAACGTGTAATTGGATTCCAATCACGTAATTTCTCACCATTTAAAATGTCATACCTATATGGTAAGAACCCATCGTCACCTTTTAAATCAACATATAAGTTTCTATTACCTATACTTTCCCAGAAACCAGACTCTAATTCTCTCATCCCAGGGGAAAGGAGTTTACCTATCTCATTTCTAAGACCTGCAAGTGGTACTTGGTTATTGACAAAGTTAGCAGCAACACGTGGAGCGTCACCACCTTGGCTAGTTAGTAGGTCTTGTAATTGTAGTAGACCAGCTAGGAATGATTTATTAGTTACGTTTGCACTAAGTAGATAAGCAGCCTTACTAAACTCACTAGAAGCCCACTCTTCACCCATTACCTTTTGAGCATCAGCTACATCAGCAATGAAACTAAAGAACATATTAAATGGTTCTAATGCTTCATAACTTATATAGGTATCACCAATCTTTAATGATCTAGGTTGCCATCCAGCTTGCATCCAAGAGTTCTTGAGTTGCCTATCTGGAGGACCATTACCTGTGATGTTTCCATTCAGTGCCATTAATGCAGCTGTAGATGTCACTCCATAGCCAATAGCCATACGTCCACGCATAACTGACTTAGCCAGTTCTAGGTCACGTTGACTCTTGATACCGTATTGAGCCATCTCTGGTGCATCCCAGGGGAGACTTGAGATATCAGCATGTTCTTTAATGAACTTGTTTAGTATTGGTGTGTACTTAGATGTCATCTTCAAAGCGTTAACACCTGTTCTTGCAAACAGGAAGAACGGTCTAAGGAATGGCATTCTGTCAAATGCTTGATCTAAGTCTCTTGCAAATCCTGTTAGTTCTTGGGTCAGCTTTGCTTCATCAGCAGAGAACTTAGCCATTTCATCTGATACCTGACCATCAGCTGTAAAGACTTTATTTTCAAAGTCAACTTCAGCAGATCTTACTAATTCATCTAGATCATTATCAGAGACAATCTTATTCTGATCTTTAAGTCTGGTATATACATCATCAAATGCTATCTGTCTAAGTCTTCCTCTACCAATAAGCTGAGTAAAGTATGTATCCATAGATTTCATAATCCTTGGACCATAGTTAAAGACAGGAAGCTTATTAATATTTCTCATGTTTGTAGCTATATGAGCTGCAGCCTTATCACCAGCTGAACCATATTGCTCCATCCAAGATGTCATTGCATTCCAGTCTTGGTCTTGTCTAGTTTCAGTGAAACCTCTCCATCCCTCATCATGCATTGTGTAGGATTGGAAGTCAGCTACAGCCTTACGCCAAGCATCATTTCTTGCTTCTACCATTGCACCAAGAGATTGGAAAGCACCACGTCTAGTCATATCATCAGTAGCACCTAAAACAGTAGCTACAGGACGCATAACAGAACCTAAACCAGTACCTATTAATGCTCTTACTGGAGTCTTAGGACCAGACAACATGGAGTTAACACCCATGGTCTGCATTTCATTAATGATTGCATTACGTTGATATTGATTACCGTTCTTATATCCATGAAGCTTCCGTTTAAAGAAGGTATCCATGTCTTTCCAAGTCTGCTTATTACCATTAGCGGTAGCAGTGAAGTGTATAAATGATTCTAAGAGGTCATCATCTACATCACCTTGTAGTAGTTGTTTAAAGGTTGCAGCTTCATTAGCTGCTGCATCTGATGCTTTACCTCTTATATCAGCTTCTTCAAGGGTATCTTTCAGCTTGCCTCCAGAGTTATACTTCCTAAGTTCAAAACTAGATAGCATACTGGTCTCTTTTCTCATCCTCGCAATTGAGGAGTAGCGAGCCATTATCCCATCTAACATGCCTCCAGGTGCAGCTACATCTATCTCATCAGCAACACTAAGAGCTGCTTTAGCTAAGTCTCTAGATTCATATAGAAGCTGACCAAGTACAGTATCTGTTGCTATTAATTGGGATTTGTTTAATACACCAATACCTTCAATAGCTGTAGGTCTACCTGCATCTTTATCCTTGATGTATTTAAGAACATCTTCTTGTGGTACATCAATAAGTCTGCTATGACCTGAGTCATTTACAAACTTAATTAAATCTGCACCTGCATTAGATAAATCTTCAGCAATAGCCTGTGGCATCGCTTCACCATATATCTTCTGATAAGAAGGATCAGCTACAAGATTCTTAGCTAATGCATCTCTTTCTCTAAGCATCATCCCTGGTGCCTGATACTCACTCCTTCTGATATTTGCCTCAGTGATCGTTCCCCTTGGAGAACCATACTTCTGAGTTATATCATTACGAATCTGTATCATGTCTCTTACACCTTTCATAGGTTTAGAAGAACTTGATAACGCTTGGTTATCAGAGATATCTCCACCTTTATAGTAAGCAGGGTTGGTACGATTGAAGTTATTAGTAAAGTCAAATTCAAGCTGCTCAAAAGCTAACTCTTTATTTGCTTGACCTTGTTTAATAGCTCTGCGATTAGGATCTCTGTTTGGACCCCAATCCATATTGTTCTTATCAGCGTAGACTTGTTTTAGTTGTTCTTTCTGTTCTTTAGGTAAGAACTTCCAGGCAGGTCTTTTTTGTTTAGATTTCTTCCTAGCGTTCTCATATGCCTTGATAGCACCTTGTTCAACTTGTAGAGTTTTATTTCCATACTCAACTTCACTACTTGCATCAATAGCTTTAGTGATTGGATCAGGTTTAGTTATCTTCTTAGAAGCCTTCTTTAGAGAATCAGAATATGATCTAAGTCCCCATCCCATCCCTTCTGCAGCTATATCAAAGAATGCACCAATACCAAGACCTTCACCTATGTTCATCATAGATTTCATGGCAGGTGACATATCCTCTCTGGTAGATATAGGATTAAGTACTCCAGCCCATTGAGGTTTGATATCAATTAGTGATCTAGCTAGGTTCTGTTCTTGAGATTGGTTACTGATTACGTCATAAGTACCACCTGATACAGCACTTAATCCGATACGTCCCATACGTGTAGCCTTAGCAGCTGTGGCAACTCCTTTGAGACCTTTTATACCCCATAGGACTTTACCTGTACCTACAAGACCACCAGCTAGTTCTGTACCTCCACGTATAAACTTTCCCCATCTAGTCTTAGCAACTGGACCACCTTTAATTAACCAAGGTGCATCGTATTCCCAGGGGTTCTCAGGGTTAGTAGGTTGGTAGAATCTTTTATCAAACAGCTTAGGTAAAGAACCAACACTGTTATAGATATCAATACCTCCACCAACTATGGCTCCACCAAGTTCTTTTATGTTATCGCCAAGGTTATAATCCTCTGGAGCTTTCTCTGTTGGAGTTTCAGCTTCTTGTGCTTGTTGTTGTTGCTTTAGAAGTTCCTCTTGACGAATACGCTCTTCATCTTCTTCTCGTTCTGCTTCGAACTCATCAATTAATTTATCTCGTATTGTCACTGGTAAAACTCTCCAAATAGTTCAGGTTTTAATTTGTATGGATTGATGCTCCTTTGAGAGAATGTGTTATTAGGATCTATCGGGCTAAGACGTCTCATACGTTTATTAATCGTATAGTTCTTCATCTGCTCATCAACTTCAGCCATGGCTTGCATAAATAAACTTGCTAAATCTTTAACATCTTCTCTTGTAGATTCAGCTAATTCTGTACCTAAGTTAGTTTTCTCTTCAGCTAGAATCTCTTTAGTTTCTTCAACTACTGTATTACCTAGACGTTTGAAGAATGCTTTGGTTGCTGGATCTTTTATTTTATTAATAACAGCCTTTCTAAGTTTGTTACCAGTATCAGCAACAGTAGCTATAGCTTCTACACCTTCTTCTTTTACAACGGCTTTGGCTAACCCTGCTGTTAAATCTCCAAAGACTGTACGCAATGCATCATTAGTACTAACCTCTGGCACAACCCATGCTTGTCCTATACCAGGTAGTGTGTAATCATCGACCTTGATTTCACCTGTGCTTTCAAGTCTTTCATATAAAAGTGTTTCTTGAGTAAAGGCATCAAAAGGATCAGTTGATGCAATTACTCCTTTGTCAATTGCTTCTCCGATCTCTTTACCAGTAAATTTATAGACACCAAACTCAACACCATTACCAACTCTGAATGTGTTATAGACATCTCCTACTGGATAAGTAGAAATATCTACAGTGTTAGTTCTTCCACTCTTATCTCTTACAAAGTTATGCTCACCTTTAGCAACAGCTTCTTTATCCTTCAGTAGGTTAATGACTGGTTCATCCTCATCTGTACCAGGATTAAGTTGACGTGTTGTTTGAGTGACACCTTCTACAGTTTTAGATAATGAAGGTCTGTTATGTATAAGTCGTTTGTAGTTTTCAGATACATAATTTTCTGTCCTAGCTATACCAGGTGGTTCTATTTCATCCTCACCATTAGCTTTTAACAAACCATTGACAATTTCGTAATAACCTTTATTTGTATACACTCTATTGGCTAGTACACCTACAAAATTAGGTATCTTCCCACCATTAGCTATATCTTTAAGAGATTTAATATCTTCCTGATCAATAGTACCTGGTTTAGTTAAAAAACCAGACTTGTCATCCTTAGCAGCTCTCTCATAAGCAATAGATGCTGTATCAAAATCACGAGAAAATTTAGAATCTAAGTATTTGAATCCACCACTTACCCCACGTATAGGATCTCCAAGTAAATTCTTTTTCAGTTCCCAAATACCCTCACCTGCAATAATTTCTTTATTTAACTTACTAGCTTCTTGTATGTAAGCTTCTCTAGGAGAGGCATACATCTTCCCTGCTAGTGCATCATTAACGCGTTCTCTAAGGATATCCTTAGCTAACGATCCCATGGTTTTAGATTCAAAACCACGTTCAGCAGCTGGTATTAAATTACCAAGAGATGTTTGAACAGAGGCTGTTATACCTGAAAGTATATCTTTAGAGTCAAAAGAGTTAGGACCATCGTATGTTTGATCCGCATACTTATCTACTAAAACTTTATTATACTTACGACTACCAGCTAACTCCATATAAGAAAGCTCGCCTTTAGCAGCTTTTCTTTTTAGGTATGGTTCTCCTTGCTCAAGTTCTACTTGTTGTTGACTTCTATAGTTTGTTAACCATTCAGGCTCTTTACCCCAAATTACAAACTTAGCTCTTAATCTATCAACTTCATCGTCGGTCATATGACGACCTTCAATCTGCCTAAACTCACCTACAGCTCTTAGTGCTTCATTTGAGAAGTTCTTATAATTCTCTTCCCAATCTTTTCTTTTCTTGGTGTCAAAGGCTACAAAGGCTTCATCAACAACTCCAACCTTTTTCCTAAATATCTCACTTACAGGTTTTGCTTTTTTTTGACCATCAATAGTAACCATTTGAGCTTTGATAGCTTCCCAGTCATGTAATGGAAATTCACCTGATTTAGCAGCATCAGCTAAGATTTCAAATGAATACTCAGTCCAATACTTCTTACTACCACTGGTAGCAGCTTGCCTTTCAACCCATCCTAACCACTCACCACCAGGGTCTTTCTCCCCTTGTGTTTTGATACTACTTAGTAAGTTTGTACGATTAGATTGATAGTCATTAGTTATAGTCTTCTTTTGATTAGCAGTCTCTATCTTTTTGACAATTGTATCTATATGTCTATCAATAAAAGGTTTACTTTCAGACGCTAATAAAAGATGTCCTGTATCTAACTTACCGTATAGCTCTTCTTCAAAAGCTTGTTTTAAAACGTAGTAATCCTGAGTAGTACCTAGACCACCTTCTACCTGTTGAGGTGTGAGTTCTCTTCCATCAGGGAACTTAAAAGGTTTTAAATACCACTCTGGAGCATTCCATTGTCTAACCCATTCTGAAGCACCAAAGTTCTGTGCATAGTATTTCTGTCTAGCCCATTTCTCTCTACCACTTAATTGCTTAAGTTGTAGTATTTCCTCTGGTGATAGCCTTCCTTCAAGTTTATTCTTTATCTCGTTAAAAGCTGCCTCACCTTGCTTAGTTGAGAAATCAGTAAAAGCTATAGTTCTTTGTTCCTCTGGTGTTAAACCAGAGTTGATCATGTCAGTTTTAACACGATCATATAACTTTTGTTGTTGTATCTCAGCAACTTCAGTACCAGCTTTTAACAAGCTAGGAGCCATCTTCATAAGGAAATCTTTTTTAGCTGCTTTCCTTTGACTCTTTAATTCTGCATCTCTTTTTTGAGTTTCAAGTGATTCTAAATCTCTCTTGATGTTCTTCTCTGTCTGCTTTCTGAACTCCTCAGCATACATATTTGTAAGATCAAAGTTCTGCTGACGATCATTAGCTTCTACTTTTGCTTTTGCGTTTAGCCACTCGTTAGTGGATTGAGCCTGTTGCCTTCTTTGATCTTCCGCACGATCCATCCCTCGTAAGAGACGTTCTCCTTCACTCAGGATTTTCTGTGATTCATCAGGAAGTTGAATAGGATTAAACCCAGATCTACGAGCGTACCCGCGATACCTACTTTTACCCATAGTTAATTATTAAAAGAATGTTGCTAATGCTGTTCCTAAACCTATAGCTATTGCAGCGTATGGTGCTGCTGCTGCTATAGCTGTACCTGTAAATGCAGAACCACTCATTGTTGCATAAGTACCTAAACCTGCTAACGCACCCATACCAATACCTGATGCATAATCTAATGCACCTAGAGTTGGAGCACTCATCTTTGCACCTGGGACTGGAGCTGGTGGTACTACAGGTGTAGGAATTGGTTCCCAACTTATCTCAGGTAATTCCTGTGGTTTTTGCTGACCAGGTGCCATTCTTGGTGCTGGCATGACTCTTGCATTAGCTAATAAGTCAGCTTGTTTTTTAGCTTGTCTAATATCTTGAATATTCATTCCATACGCATCCCTAGCACTTTGACTCATGCGGTTTACAATTTCTACATTTAAACCTTGTTGCTTAGCTAATCTTTGTAGTTCTGAATCAGCACTTCTAAGATTTATATCAGTACCAGATCTTGCATAAGACTCTCTATCTGCTATTTCTTGTTGAAGAATACCCTCTTGTTTTTTTCTTCCTTCTATCTCTGCAAGAAGTGTACTAATTCTATTTTGTGTTAACTGTTTCTCACCTGTACGTCTTTGAGCAAGGTCTGTACCTGTAAGTACAGCTTCACTACGTTTTGCAGTAACTCCTTCTTGTATATCTTGTAATGTTGTAGCTGTTAAACCCTTACGTGCAGATATCTCACGCTGTAAATCTTTAACAGTGATATCAGTAAGTTCAGTTGCATCTTGTACTGACTTACCTATCTTTCCTAATTCAAGACCAGTTTGAGTGGTAGCAAGATCAAGTGATCTATCAGCTTCAGATAAGCCAAGTGATAACTTGTTTAAGTTTTCTAATGCTTGTAAATCTAATTGCTGACCTTTTATTGCTGCTCTTTGTATATCGTTTAAAGCTTGTACCTTATTCTCTCTTTGCTTTCTTTGACCAACAGTCTGTGCTCTGACGACAGAATCAACAAGTTCTGCTTGTTGTTGTCCAATTAAACTCAAGTAAGCAACTATATTTTTCCCTTGGGAACGACCTGCTTGTAATACTGAAGCTTGTCCTACACGATTTAATGCATCTAAATTTGCTTTCTGAGCACCAAATGCAGCCGTAGCTCTTTGGTTCTCAATTTCACGTGCTATTAAATCGTTTTGATAGTCTTTTCTTTGTTTAACTTGTTCTGTATCAATACCAAGTGCAGCCCTATTAAATTTGTTAGCTGCATCTTTAACTAAATAATCCTCTGTTAATCCTCGTTTAGTGGCTGCTACATCACCCTTTTTAGCATCAAGTTTTAATTGTGCCTCAGCTACTTGAAATGCTGCATCACCTGTTTTCTGACCTAGTAATGTTTTAGCTCGTTGCTCTTCAGTTAATAGTTTATCCTCAGTTAAAGCTGCTTGTTGTCCTACTGCTTTAGTTTCTGTTGCAGCTTTTGTTATTGCTGTATTTAAGTCAAGTTCATTTTTAGCAACAGCAGTATTTAGTTCATTCTCTCTGATCTGTAGTTGTATGTTTTCTCTATCTTGAGCACTAGCATTTAATCTTTGCTGTGTAGCTAAGTCAGCCGAAGCTTTCTTTGATTCAGCATCTAATTGACTTTGAGATAGACCTAGTTGATTGAGTAGTTCTTCTTTTTTAAAACCTAAACTGAAAGTATCAAAGTCGAAATCAAGTAAGTTTTGTTTCTCTTCAAATGCATGTTGATCTATCTGTTCTTGTAAGATCTTTTGCTCTCTATTAAATGCATCATTTTGAGCAGCTGTGTTTAATAGTAATTGTTGATCTCTAGTTGTTGTTTGTTGATTACGAACATCTGTCTGAACATCATAGTCAAATTGTCTACGATCCTCGCTATAATCAAAAGCTCTATTTCTCTCATTTGTTTGAAATAACTTTTGCCTAGCTGCATTTAGTTTTGCATGATTCTGTTTAGTAACAGCTTGGTCATATTGCCTATGAATTTGACCTCTTTGTCCAGGTTGAAGATGAAAGTTTTTATACGCACCTTTATCTGGACCCAAACTTCCTAAATAACCACCTTGTGCAACTGTAGGAACTGAATGGTTATAGTTATAATGCCACATCATGGCATCATATTCATAGGTCTTCTGTATCTGTTCGTTTTGGAATTTTATAGCATCATCTGCACCACCACCACCTGACATAATTTTAATCTCCTAAATCTTTTTTAAATGTTTTACGAATGAGATCAGAAATTTCTTTCATTTTTTCATGACCTTGTGTCAACAGAGCCACGATAGGAACTAACTCATGATGGGTATCTCTCCATACATGAGCATAGATTCTATCTGTTTTATCTCCCTTATCCCATTCGTTTGCAGCCATCCATGCGTTATACATAGAGACATGCTGTGAAAGTAATGTTTCCCTATATTCAGTAAAGAAAGGATTAGTCGGTATCTTAATTAATAAGTATTCAAATACCTCAAGTAACTCTTCTCTAGAGACAGGGTGATCATCATCAAAGATGTCATCTAAACAACGTGAACATCTAGCCCACATCCATAGATAATCTAAAGCAAATCCATCTGTACCAGCTGCTGAACTGATGATCTCTAATGTCTTCTTTCCTAGATCCTTTCTTTCTTTAAGGGTGGTCATACTCGTCTATAAAATCGGGGTGAATAGTATCCTTCCCACATCATTGCTGTAAGTGACACAGGGAAGGGTGAATCACTAAATACATTCAGATCAAAGTTCTCATTCTTCTGATGTATTGGTACATTAACTACTGATTGATCAGCTAACGGTACGTCATTAGCTATATAGAAGTTAGCTTCTGCTACTGCATGTACGTCTGTATAATCTGTAGTTCCTTTTCGTTTTAACTTGAAACCTAATACACCTGATAAACCAGTTGAGAATCTATATCTAGCTATGGTTAATGATGATGCATAGTCTGATTGCTTACCCTCTGGATCAAGTCGATAGTATGTCTTAGGTAAGGAGACATCCATCGTATATTTAAAACCTACAATAACTAGAGCAGCAACAGCTGTAGCACTTAGATCCTTATATGGAACCTTAAAGTATGTACCTGTACCATCTGTACCTACGGTAGGAGTGGTAGTGAATCCTGATTCAACATAGGTAGGGTTAGATAAACTTGCAGCTGTACTAGCAATAACTATGACAGGCGTTAAACCTGTGACATTATTGAATGGTATATAACATTTAGAGAATGGGTTAACAGGATCACTGGTGTCATAAACAACTGAACTAGCTGTTGCATATAAGTCAACACTAGGATTCATCTTTTCTCCAAGTGAGTTAACAAGAATTGTTTCCTCTGGAGTTTGATTCATGCTTGCACTAACAAGTGTATATTGACCACCTTGCATAGTGACCGCATACATAACATCTGAATCAACAGCTACTGTTTGTACAGTTCCTGGTAAAGACCATCTAAACCAAGACTGCATAGTCTCTTCTCTTCCATTGCTATATGTACGATAGAAATATATGTCCTGTTTAGTAGGACCATACATTGCTATGAATGAGTTCTGAGGACTAGCTAATAGATTAGTAACAGTATCAGGAACCCACTCAGAGACGACTCTACCGATGTCTACAACGCTTGGATTCATCTCTTGACCTGATGTGGTCATCTGATAGATTCGCGTGTAACTGGGAGTCTTACTGACGAAGATTATATTGGTTCCATTGTCTACAGGATCTATATTGATATCCATCTCAAAGTTTGAGATACCACGAATAATTGTAGTTGTAGGTGTGAAGATACCATTAGGTGCAAACATCAAGAACTGTTGGTTCTTACTGAATAAGATCAAACCCTGAGCTGTAGGTAAGACACCTGTAAGTAGGGTTGGTCTAATGCTTGAAGTACTTAGATCAACAGGATCACTAGCAACTTGAGCTAGAGCTGAGACATGGTAGAAGTTATAAAACTCATTAGCCTGACTCATAGACACGTTGTCATCTGTTAAGAATCCAAGGCGACTACTATGGAAGAAAGACTGCTGAATTTTTTTGCCAACAAAACTAGGGTGTGAGTTTGTTGTATCATCACCAACTAATCTTTCAGTCCAACTGATTGGTTGAAATACAAAGGTATTGGTTGCTGTATTAACTAACTCATGAGGCATCGTTGCAGCTGTTAAACCTACTGATACATCTGGAGCTACATACTCTTGCCAAAACCCTGCACCTGATGTGCTGTTATCTGCTATGAATCTTGAGTAGTATGTATCCTCTGCTGAGTTAGCAGT